AAATTCAACAGCAATTTGTTCCATAAACTTGAATGGTTGTTCTACATTAAATTGTTTTTTACAACCCAATTTAACAAGTAGACCATCTACCACAAATTCCAAATATTGTTTCATTAGATTTGAATTCATACCTATTAATGATACAGGTAATGATTCGGTAATAAATTCCTTTTCAATTTCTAATGCGGACAACAAAATTTCTTTAATTCGTTTCTCGCTTGGTTTATCTTCAACGTGATTGTTTAACAAATGAATCGCAAAATCACAATGTAAGTTTTCATCTTTAAATATTAATGCGTTTGCGTTACACAAACCTTGCATAATTCCTCTTGATTTTAACCAAAATACAGAACAGAAAGAACCTGAGAAGAATATCCCTTCTACCGCGGCAAATGCCACCAATCTTTCTTGGAAAGATGCGTTTTTAATCCATTCAAGAGCCCACGTAGCCTTTTTTTGAACCGCAGGTAACTTGTCGATTGCGTTAAAGCAATCATCTTTTTCTTTGGGGTTAGAGACATAAGTATCAATTAATAAAGAATACATTAATGAGTGTATGTTCTCCATCATCAACTGAAATCCATAGAAGAATTTAGCCTCAGGATATTGAACTTCTCTGTAGAAATTTTCTGCCAGATTTTCATTTACAATACCGTCTGACGCGGCGAAAAACGATAAAATATTTTTGATGAAATATCTTTCATTATCTGAAAGGTTTTCCCAATCTCGAATATCTCCCGTTAAATCAATTTCTTCTGCCGTCCAAAAAGCGGCTTGGTGTTGTTTATAGTATTCCCAAATATCATTATATTCGATTGGAAATATAACAAACCTGTTTGGATTCTCTTTTAATATTTTTTCCATAATTAATTATTTTGTTGTCTTTGTTTTCTCTTCTCAAGCAAATCTTTTACTCGTTGTCTATTTTGTTCTTCTTTTTGTTCTTCTAACCCTAAGAATGTTACCGAACTTTCAGTATCTATCTCTAACATTCCGTTGTCAAATTTACAGTTCTCAAAAACCACACCATCATCTCCGATACGTGATTTTGTAATTGCAATGGTTGCAAGTTTCATTTCTTTTTGTTGTAATGTTTTTGCCACAGATATGATAACGTGACCAACTTGAGCCTTTTTAATTGACCCACCCATTTGGTCTGTTGTTACAACCTCAGATGAAATTGAACTTCTATTACCTTGAGTTGCTGTCCATCCAACTATTGATAGTTCGTGACACATTGCTTCAAATGCTCTCATAACCGAACCTTCTGATTTCCATTCGTCACCTAAGTTCTTATCAGGAACAACACAATCAATATAATCTAATAAAACCATATCGATTTTAATACCATCAGCAATCATTTTTCTAATCTGATTTTTGATTTGTAACATTGTCATAGTGTCCGATGGTAATTTCTTTAAGATTAATCTGTTTGGCATAGAGTCTCTAACTTCTTGAACCTTTGCCATTACTTCATCTTTCTTAATGGATAATTCATCAGGATGAACCTTTGTCCATAAAGTAATATGTTTTCTTTGAATAATCTTTGGATTGTCCTCAAAAAAGATTTGAAGAACGTTATACCCAAGATTATACGCGTGATTTGATATTTTAGTCAAGAATGTTGATTTACCCACACCAGTTGGTGCTAAGATAACGCCAATTTCTCCTTTTGCCAAACCTCCCTTTAATAATCTATCAATACCCGGTATTCCCATAGGGATAGGGTGTCTGTAATCTTCATTTAGTACATCATCTAGGTTAAAGAAAACGTCAGACATTCCGTCTTCTCTCTCTCCAACTTGTAAAGCCTCTCTAACCAAAGTCTCTAATTGTTCATAGTTCTCAAATTCACCACCATCGATTACTTTTTGAGCCTTAGTAATTGCTTTCTGTAATTCTTGTTGTTTACAGAATTTCATCGCTTTGTCTTGAACAAAGGTACTTCCTTCATGAGGAGCGTCCTTAACTTTAACTAACGTATCTAAAACTATTTTAGACGCTAATTCTTGTTGTAATTCAGACTTAGTAATTTGTTCTAAAGTATCGAAATTAGGGGTGTGTTCGTATTTCCCGTAATATTCCTTAATCATTTGAAATATTAATTTGAAATACTTGTTCTCAAAGTATTGAGAATCCATGACATCAATAATTGACCTTGAAAAATCTTTATCTACGATAATTTGGTTTAGAAGTTGAAGTTGGAAAGTACTACCTAGATACTCGAAATTTTTGTTTGACGCCATAAGTTATATAATTGTATTGATAAATATTCTTAAATTGTATTAACTTCAAGGTATTTGTAAGTTAAATTTTCAGATGAAAAAATGTCAGTTAAACCCGAAAGAATACTTTTTATGTGCGGACGTATGTCTACGGTGTATCTTATTTTAGGCGGATAGATTTTTGCGTCGAATCTTCTATGACAAATTGTCTTATCTCCTTCTTTAAGAAAGATATTAAATGATTCGGGTCCGTCAGTATAAGACGTGTTTAAAACTTCAGGATTGTTCTCAATCTCATACCTGTTATCCAACATATAAACTGCGGTCTTCATCTTTAATTCATAGGATAATTCATCCTTTAAATCTTTTAGATACTCATACAGTTCAAGTGAACTTTTTGCGTTAGGATTATAATCTCTAACATTGAAGAATCTTTGTACGATGATGTTATTGTTAACCATCATTACAAACTCTAACTTTGTGCTTTCTTGTTGCTCTTTCATATTATTTATTTGTTTGGTATTTTTTCTTTTCTTTTCTTGTTAACTTTAAAAATGGTTTTACGAAATTAACCCATGCGTCATCTCCTTTTGGTAGGAACTTAAAAAAACCATCTTCCATCATAAGTTTAATTAAGTTTCGATAACCTCTTCCTTCAGGGTCTAATGTTTCATTACAATAAAGTTCAACGATTTCTTTTCCTTCTTCCGTGATAATTGGATTTGATAAGTCGACAATCTTTTGATTGACTTGGAAGAATTCTTCTCCATAAATTCCTGTTTTAGTTTTTCCTGTTAGTAAATTCTTTAATACTTTGTTTTCTTTGTCCTCTTTTAAGAGTTCCTCAGCTCTATTTAAAATATCGGTAAAAGAAATTGGTTTTTCAAGTATCTCAGGAAATAATTTTACTAAAGTTTTTTCTCCCAAATAATATATACCATCAATATTATCTGATTTATCACCTGATAGTATCTTGTATGTCTTTATATTATAATGTGGGAACTCATAATCGTATATTCTAATCTTATCACCATACTTATAATATTGTCTTGTGGATGGTGAATATATGGTTACGTTTTCAGAAATTAATTGAGTTAAATCTTTATCAGATGAGAATATGGTTTTGTGTTCATTGATTGAGATTTGACAATAGTATGCAATCAAATCATCCGCCTCATTCTTTTCAACATTAACTTGTCTTACAAATGTCTCTTCTAAATATTGTTTGATTCTTTCTTTCTGATAATTTGAGGATTCTTCTTTGAATGGATTGTCTGAATCTTTTCTATTCTCTTTATACTGAGGGTAAATTGTTTTTCTAGCAACGGAATTCTCATTTCCATCCCAAAATACAACTACCTTGTCGAAATTACTTTCTTCGATAAATTTTCTTAAAGTATTCACGAAGTGCCAGATTGCTCCAATATGTCTACCATTATGGTAATAATCCTTAACTCCGTGAAATCCTATTTTAAATAGGTTGTTTCCGTCAACCAATAATGTTTTAATCACTTTTTGTTTTTTAGTCTTCCAAACTATCTACAACTTCTTCATCTAATAAAATCTCCCCTGTACCTGAAAGAACCGCATTCCAATAACTAGAATATTGTTTTTTATATTCTTCCAAAGCCTCTTTTGTATCGGAAATATAACCTTGTGGTACCGCAATAATTTTACCATCATTATAACCCAAACCATTTACGTGATTTTTAATAATTGATATTTTGGTTCTAATAGCATATCTAACAGTTCTACCATTTTTAGTTGCGGTGATATGATTAATACCTGCTTTCTTTTGGTTTCCAAATAGAAAAACTAAAGAAGATGCTAACCACAATGCCTCTCCACCTTTCGCTTTAATCTCAGGTTGTCCAAATGGGTTGTCAGGTAAATCAACCCAAGGTTGATTAACAACAACCATAGTATTGTAGTATGGGTAATCTTCTTTTTTTGACTTTGAAATTCTTGAGTGTACTCCCATACCGATTCTATCGGCCAATGCTGATGCGTTGTGCATTTTTCCACCTTTACCTTCAAAGGTCATTTTACATGGGATTGACCCAACAGAATCCCATAAGAATAATAAACTATAGGGTAATTCTCCTTTTTCTTGAGCATCTAAAACTTCATTTATAAAATCAGTCGCTTGTTCAATATAATCAAAACTATCATTAAAAATAAAATCTCCATCCCACTCCCCTTGTTCATTTTGTTCTGCTTTTAATCCAAGTTCAACGGCGTGAGACCAACTCCATTTCTTTTCCGTAATTATGAATACGGGTAGATGTCCTTTCTTTTGAGCATCAACTCCTGCCAAAATCATGGCGGTTGTTTTACTACTATTAGAATGACCCAAGAACATATTAATTCCTCCCATAATAGGTCCCGGTAATCCGCAAGCCCCCATAAAAGCGTCTCCACAACTATAATAACTCTCTGGTTTATATTTAGTTTTTGTAGAGAACTTAGATTTTATGGAATCTAAACTAATTTCTTTCTTTTTAATTGCCATATCTTAATTTTTTAATATTTTATAATAATCATCGTTAAATTTAGGTAATAAGTCAATTTCTCCATTGTTTTTTTCTAATAATTTATTTACCCAATTTTCCATTCTTTTTTTTTCAATATCCCCCATTCCAGAAACGTGATATGTGTTCATTCCCCATCTATATATCATAGTAGGTTCTTTGTTGGATTCGTGTATTTTAGCGTTAAATTTAAAAGTTATATCATCATCTTCACCAAAATTTTTATCGCCAAAATTAATACGATTTAAATATTTTTTAGTATATACATTTCCGGTGTTTATACTTTCATTAACACCCAAAAACTTATTATGTTCAAAATAATAATGTTTGTAATTTCTATAAACCTCATAATTAGGATTTTCAATTATCTGTTCTTCAACTCGTTTTAACGCATTTGGTGATAGTAAATCATCATCATCTAATCTATAGATGTATTCATATTTACATTGTTTAAACCCCCATTCTAATTTTTTAGATATACTTGAAAATCTTTTATCTAAATTAATTATTTTTACGTTAGAATAATTTAATTTATATTTAACCCCAACTTCATCATTTATAATGACCATTTCATTTTTATCGGTGTTTTGTTGTAAAAATGAAAATATAGATTCTTCTAATAACTTTTTTCTTCCGTAAGTCAAAGTTAAAACAGAAATCATTATTCGTATTTATAAAATTCTTTGATTGTTTCTAATTTGTCTTTTGCATTAGCAATCTTTTCAACAAGTTTATCCATTTCTTCAATATGTTGTGGATGTTCTCCAATTCCAACAGGTGAAGTAAAATAAACAAGTAGTGATGCTTCTGCTTCTAAAGCTTGTGATTGGTATTTGGCACATAAAGCCTCATACATTTTTTCTGTAATTTTGTTTTCTTTTCTCATAAGTTAAATGTAATAAAGCGTGGACGATTTGTCCACGCAATGATTAATAAATTTTAAAATGGCATATCTTCATCAGGTTCTGCGTCAGCCTGTGGGTCTTTTGTAGATTTCTTACTACCCATATCAATTGTTTGTTCGTCAGAATTTCCGTAAACGTATTTACCTGCGTCTGAATCCCAACGTGGAGTTTCTCCTCTTGCAATAGCTTCAAGATATTCTTCAGGTTTTTTAGAATACACATCTTCCCATGTTAATTCATCATTAACCCAAGAATCACCTGTTTCTTTCTTTTCGTGAATCGGTGCCGGGTCATCATACA